TAAATAAAAGTTGCAAAATTAGGGAAACTCTCCGGAGAACATAATATAATTGCCTTATTTGTTCTAACACCTCTAAACCCTGTATTACAAGAATTAATTATTTTCACAACATATCCTTTTTCCTGAACAAAATCTTTTATCTTATCCGCAATTAAATCATACTCCTTATGATAAACTGAAGGAATATTTTTTTTAAACGTATTAATAACTCTCTCATAATTTGAGGTCGTTTTTGGTTCATTTGGGATAATATCTTCTAAAATGGTATCTTTGGTTATCTTAAACCATTCTGTTACAATGGGGACAATCTTTAACCCTTTCTTACCGGGATTCTGATTAATGTTGTTACCATCTTCATCACTATTAGTTGAATTTGGGTGGTTTGTCAGATAATTGGTTATCTTTTTCGCCTTACCTTCAATCTTTTTAATTTGTTTCTTTGTTTCGTCCATTGAACCATCATAACTATCATACTCTAATTTCGGACTATCATATTTAGATACATCAATAGTAAAAGGACCCATATCAGACTTTTTAAATTTTCTAATACCCATCTGCATTGGAGCAATATAAGAACCTCTCCCACCACCGTCACTAGTTGCCTCCTTAATCTGTATTTTGTTATTTTTATCCATATACTTATAAATATACAAAAATTTAATTATGGAACAACAACCTGAACTATTTGGTAAATTATTTGAATCAATTCCAATACATTCCGACGAACACATAGACGTGATTCTTAACACTATGACAAAAGACCACGCAATCTATTACCTAACTCAAGCAGTAAAATACGCGTACCAAGCCGGAATATATTCAATTGGTGAATGTGAAGTCATATCAAAATCAATTAGAGTAACCTCTAAAAAAGAAAAAGAGACCGAATAGAGTCTCTTTTTCTTTTTTATAATTCTAGTTTGTATTTGAATAACCCACAATCCCATATCTTGTCATATCCAAGTTCCGAAGTAAGTTCTTTTTCTGTTTTACTATAATCCAAATCCGGAAATCTTTTTTTAAGATTATTTTTTCCAAACCCAAATTTATGAAATCTTTTATACCGACTAACTTTAGAGTTATAGTAATAATAGTTTGGTTTTGTTATTGAAAATAATTTAAATCCTAAATTAGTATATAAATTATTTTCCGGGTCAATGGTCCATCTTCTATCAGCAAAACTAATAATTGACTTCGGGTTGTACTCCTTAACAAAATGTTTAATAAACTTAGACGCTAACCCTCTAATCACATAGTTTTGTTTTGTTGCGTATCTACTCAATTCAAACTCCCCATCGTTATTTTTAGTCATATTTCTATGACTGTTAAATGTTACAACACCAACCAATTCTTCTCCATAATAAGCCCCATAATAAATATCAGATTTGTCAGTTCCCTGAATATGGTTATTTTTTAAAAAAAATGTTTTGTCCTCTAAATTTATTTTTTTAATGATAACATTTCTACCACCAATTTTAATACCATCATTCACATTTAATAGATGTTTTAATTTTGACTTAACTAATTGATTGTTCACCATCCACTCATCTTCAAAAATATGTATTAATCGATACCCAATTTGATTACACTCAATAGTTTTATTTAAGTGGTATGTTGAGGTTTTACCCATATTTTCTGTGTGAAAATATAATCCATCGTACTCAATACATATATTTGTATCGTCAATAATTAAATCAATTTCCTTACCATCCAATAATTTACGATTTTTACCTTTACCGACATTAAATCCAAGACTTTCAATAAATTCTTTAACTTCTGTTTCACCTTTTGATGTCCAAGTTGGTACCATATTAACATTTGTTAATTTTGCTAAATCACTTAAACCCTCAGAAACTGACGTTGACACTATTTTTTCATTGGGGTATTTTAATTTATAATCTAATGTTGTAATATTATGTTTATTTTTTAAGTGAGTATTTGAAATACTTTTCATTTTTTCTCCACATATTTTACAAATAACATAATTTTTAATCTTAGATAAAAATTTGGTTACTTCTATTTTTTTTATATGATTGGGGTGATAGATAATATCGTCGGGAAATGTTGTTAAGTAATCTTCCATTATTATTCCGTGGGACAGATTAATGTGATTCTCAAAACAACCTGTTTTATTTGAAATATCTATTGTTTCCCACTCACATAACTTACATTTTCTTGTCGGTAAAATCTCAACCTCAACTATGTTGAAGTATTCCTCAAACCATTTTTTTTTATTTATTAATTCGTATTTTTTTCTTTGGTAAGTATTACTTGGAATCCAAACATCCCCGTATAAATTAATAATGTGTTTGGTTAATTTACCTGATAAATTGTTGGGGTCTTTAATGACTACGTTAGTTCTCTTACATTGAGCAATTAATTCGTGAGTATCTGAATTAACATATAATTTTGTTTTAGACGATTCTATTTCCGAACTATTACCTATTTGAGTTTGTCCTCCCTTTTTATTGATTACTATATTATTTTCGGATAATATGTGACTAATTTTTTTATGACCAACTTTAAATTTTTCCGCCAATTTATGTGTACTAGGAATTTCCGTTTGATATAGTTCAATAATCTTAATTTTATCTTCGGGAGTTAGTTTAGTTTTCATAGTGTTATCTTTTATATAAATATAACCATAATAACCCAAAAGTCAAATTATAACCCATTTATTTTTAACCCATTTTATAAATAAAAAAAAGGGACATATAGTCCCTTTTTCTTTTTTATAATAAAAGTATTGATTATCTCAACTCTCTTAAGTCAAATGTTCTTACACCATCAACAGTGATACGACCATAGAAACGGTTATTTACCATTTTTTTCGCGTATCTTGTCATAATTCCTTTAATTGGTGTGAAATTAAAAGGGTTATACATTGTTGGTGTTAATTGTAATGGTACATACGGTGCGTAGATGTATCCTGTGTCTAACAATGATGTTCCTTTGTGTCCTACTAACACTGTGTTAGCTGGGAAGTAAGGGTCACGGTAAACTTGGTAACGTCCCGCTAATGTTCCAACTCTTTCAATACCCATGTTGTATTGGTCTTGTTCTGGAGATGCGTTAGATACGTGGAAGTACTCTAAATCGTCAAAGATAGCAGAGATTTCAGAAGAAACCACAATCCAGTTAGCTCCACCTCTTAAAGTAGATTTGTGGATTTGAGCAGATAATTGGTTAATCGCAGTGATTAACGTTTGGTTCCAATCTTTTTGAGTGTAGTTAGTTGTGTTAGAAATTCTTCTCCATCCGTTGTAATCCCATCTTAAAGTCCAAGCAGCACCTTTACGTAAATCTCTTAAGATTTCACGGTCGATTTCAGCGGCAACTTGTTCAGATAATAAAGCTGTTAATTCAGCTTCAGCATCGATGTTATGGAAAGCAGCAACGTCTTGAGCTAACTCAGGAGACCATTGTGCTCTTAATTTTCTTTCAGTAACAGAAACTGTAACAGAATCTAAGTCGAAAGAAACCTCACCGATTTTATCTTCAAATTCTAATTCTTCATAACGTCTGAAAGCCGCTTGGATAGGAGCGTTAGCACCTGTCCCTGACCAAGCTGCTGTAGTAATAGTTACACCTGTATAACCATCTAAAGTTCCTGCACCACATCCAGCACAAACCGGTTGTTGAGCGTCAATCTCTAAATAGATAACACCTGAAGCATCAACACAAGTGTTTTTAAATGAACCTCCGTTACCATCTGATGCCCACTGTGTGGTAGTTGTACTACCATATTGTGCAATTCCTTGACCATATTTTTGAGTAACAACTCTAAATAATAAATTAGTAAAAGTTGTTGTTCCTAACTGACCAGCAACAGTTGCGTTATTTGTATATAATCTAAGACCTGATAAAAATTCTTCACTATCCATTTCTTGACCATTTGGCCCGATTAATTTTCCTTCACCTGTACTAGAAAAACCTGACATTGCTACCAATATTTTTCTAAATTCATTCGCAGTATATGCTGATGCGATTAAAGCTCCGTTAGACCAAGACACTGTTTGACAGTTAGCCGTAATAGCAGACCATCTACCTTTTGAATAATCAAATAAACCATCTGGGTCTAAACCTGGTTCAGTTCCTTCGTAGAATAAATCGTAAAGATTTTTTGTGTAAGCACCCAGATTATCTCCATAACCTGCACCTGAATTACCAGGGTAATTACCTGGAGAACCGATTGGAGCGTAGTGGTCACCTGAATTAACGTTTGGTGTACCACCATTATATCCTTGAATTTTAGGTACAAAGAAGAATAATTTACCAATTGGTAAATTCATTGCTTGTACAGATACGATTTCATTCGCTAATAATTTAGAAAATACTCTTCTTACGATAGGGAAAACAACAGTTTCGAAAGCTCCGTTAGAACCTTCACCTGTAGCTTCGTTTATCAAGAAAGACGCTTGATTCTCATATAACTGAGCTACGTTTTCTCTCATATGTCCTTTAAGACCTTCTAGGAATCCTAATTTATCCCATTTGTTGATTGTGTCTTCTTTAATAACTTTAAGGTGTTTTAACCCGATGTTACCAACTAGACCTGATTCTAATAATGCTCCCATTTTTTTTTGGTTTTTATTAATTTTAATTTATTTATTTTTATTTAATTTTTGTCATTAAATCTTTCATTCT